CGCAAACACACCCATAATCTCATGTGGTGGAACTCGTTACCCAGGCGATGTGGCTAAAGCATTAGTCGCAGGAGCCTCTTCGGTAATTCTTGGTTCAATGATTTCTGGAACGGACGAAACCCCCGGCGATGTTATGCACTTTGGGTCATACGGAAAGAGACAACGAATGAAGATTTACCACGGGTCCGCCAGTGATGTTCAAAAAACTCTTTCTTCAACTGATATGAATAACATTGAGGGAACAGCAGCTATGGTTCCAATGAAGGGTTCTGTTGAGAGAATAGTAAATGAAATTATGGATGGAGTGAGGTCAGCAATGAGTTATGTGGGAGCTGTAACAATTGACGAAATGTTTGTCAATGGTGACTTTGTATCAGTGACCACAAATGGGTTACGAGAGGCAATGCCCCACCTGTTATAATTGTTTCACTTAACAAGGAGTCAAAATGAAAGTTAGACTTATGTTAAGCTTTTTAGTGATAATTAGTTTAAGTAGTTTTACTTATGAAAAAACAGAAGAAATACCTGTCGTTAAGATAGAAGAAATAATAGTAAATAAACCATCAAAGCAACACCAGTTACATGAATTAATGGATGCCATTGGCAGGTTAGAAAGTAATGGTAGATATGATGTAGTAAATCGTTTTGGGTTTATGGGCAAGTATCAATTTAGTGCTAGAACCCTAAAACATTTGGGTTATAATGTAACGAGAGAACATTTTCTAAACAGTCCTCAGTTACAAGATAGTGCAATGGTTCAGTATTTAAAAGATAATTACACAAATCTAGAACATCATATTATGGAGTATGGATATACAACACACAACGGAATATATTTGACACCATCGTCTATTTTGGCAGGAGCACATTTCGCTGGTGCTAATGGAATGAAAAAGTTTTTAGAAAATAATATTGGAACAACAGATTCCAATGGTATGACAATTGCAAAATATATGCAAAGATTTACAAATTACGAATTAAATTTAGAGGAGTTATAAAGTTATGTTTTGGGCATTACTGGTTATATCTATTCTTCTCAATGTTGCTTTAATTTATAGTTCATATGTTACATTGAAAAAGTTAGAACAATTTGAAGATATTACAGAAGGATACGAAGCTACAATTCTTCGGTTTTACGATGAATCGTCAAAGATATTAAAGACATCTAGGAGTTTAGATAAGCGAGAAATGTTTGAAAAAGATGACGAAGTAGGACAACTTTTTGAACAATTAATAGACACCATTGGGGGTCTAAGGAAGCTAATATATGTCACCGAAGAAGAGACGGAAAACATCGAAGGGTAGGGTTTATTGGACACAGGAAACAGAAGACGCTATCATTAGTTATAATAAAGAACCAGACGAGTTATTTAGAGAAAAAATATTTAGGGACCACATCTACGAGCCACTAGATAAAATGGCCGAAAACATAATCAATCGTTTTAAATTTCCTTATATGGATGGTTCATTTGAGGATATTAAAAGCGAGGTTATTTCTTATTTAATTTTGAAGCTCCCAAATTTCACTGAAGATAAAGGCAAGTCCTTCAGTTATTTTTCGGTTGTAGCTAAAAACTACCTCATACTCCAGAACAATAAAAGATACAAAGAAGAGAAACGCACGGTTTATTTATCAGACAAAACCGACGAAACTTATTCTGTTCAGGATATATTAATAATAGATCCCGATGAAACATACCACGAACCAGAACGAGTTGAATTTATAAAATTATTTGTAAAATATTGGGATGGTAATTTACACCAAATTTTTTCAAAAGACAAAGATTTAGAAATTGGTTATGCAATATTGTTACTTTTAAGTAAGTCTGGTCATATCAACAATTTTAATAAAAAAGCAATCTACTTAATGATACGAGACATTACAGATTGTAAGACCAGTGACATCACAAAAATCGTAAAAGACTTAAAGGTCATACTTGACAGACAATATAAATACTTCCAAGAAACAGGAAGAATAACTAAATACTTTGAAAGGTAAATAGTTATAGTAAATGGAGATTTACTATGGAACAACCAGTATTTGACAACAAAACATTAGCCGATGTTTTTAAAGATATTTACAAAAATACAGAAAGTAAAAGAGAACAAATCAATACATTTATTCTTAAACTCACACAACTCATTAGAACCCCAGAAGATGCGGCGGTGATAGCTCCCGTCATCAAAGATTTTATGGAGGTCAATGTTAAAAACGACGAACATATCGTTCGTGTCGCTCAAATCGCCCAGAGAGCTATGTCTATTGGTGCCAAGGCCTCTTCTTCTACCGACTTACTAACCGAAGAGGAAAAGAACCAACTCCTCAGTAACATCAGTTTTGAAATTGATGAACTACAGGAAGAGGCAAAACAAGTTGAGGAAGAACTACAAAACTTGAGAAGTTAGTATGGCTAGAAGAAATCTTTTTTCTACATTAGACGATCCGATTTATGTATCCGACGATGAAATTATCAGAAAACACGTAACCACTGGGGTGGTCACTGATATAGTTAGAAACGAAGAACACGATAATTATCCTAAATTAGCGGTTGGAACTATTCAATTTAAATTTATAGAAGATATTGCTCAGAACTATACTTCTGATAGGTCTAGTTATGCTATTCCTATTGATCTTGGTGTGCAAGAATTACCATTAATTGGCGAATCCGTAATTATTTACAGAATGCCAAATTATAAAGCAAAATCAGAACAATATTTTTATTCTACTAGAATAAATGTAAATAATACTTTACAGTATAACGCCTATCCAAATATTGTTGAGACATTAACTGCGAGAAATAGAACCAACGATTTGGGTGGTTCTATGCAATTAAGACGACAAGGTGGCCCTTCTATATATTCAGAACAACCAATTGAAAACATAGGAGAGGAAAAGTATAGACAAAAACAAAATTTATATCCTCTGAAAAATTTTGACGGTGATATAATTTTTCAAAATAGATATGGCGTTTCTATTAGATTAGGTTCATCTCAAATACAAGATGCATTTAATCAAAAAACAGATATCAAAGAAGATAAATTAATTCTAGGACCAACTAATAAATTTAATAATGATGCGTTACTAATTTTTAGAGTTGGTCAACGAGAAGAACCTAACACAACATTAAACAGTGAAGTAGTAACTCCATTGGTTGTAGAGGACATAAATCTGGATTCTTCATGTTTTGTGATATCAGAAAAACAAGACATAAATTTTTATTTTTCTTCCAACTTTTTTACCTTAGAAAAACTCAACCGAGTTCAATACAAGCCAACAATAAATGATGGAACAGGAAATAATAAAACTGTGTTGTCTGACAATCAAGCAATTTTAAACAGTGGTAGAATTGTTTTGAATTCAAAACAAAATGATGTAATACTTTCATCAGAAAGAGATGTTATTTTTGGTGGCAATGGAGACTTGGTTGCTGATACGGGCAATAATATTTATCTAAATCCTGTCGCGGGTCAAATATTTTTAGGAACTACAATTAATTTAAATTCTGTGGTCAAATACAATGAACTACGAATTATATTAGATACAATTACAACCTGTTTAAAATTATTATCTACAATGCCAACTGCGCCGGCTGCCCAAATAAATACTTTATTACAAACTTTAAATATGTCTTCTATAAAAAGCAACCTAGTTAAAATAAGAGACTAAACTATTTATAAAGGAACAATAGGAGTAAACTATGACTAGTAAAGAATTATCTAAATTAATCAGAGAGTTTGTTAGAGCAGAAATCCAACATCAAAAGGCTGAAATAATCAAAGAAGTTAAAGCCGAAATGTTTGATTTAATGATGTCTAATAGAACACAACCACAATTACAAACTGAATCTGTTCAAACACAATCTGGACCAGATATGACCAGAGCACAATTGAGAGAAATGTTTACATCTAAGTTGGGTATGGATATGGACTCTTTTAATTTTAACACACAAAATGTTCAAGTTGGTCAACCACCGTCATTGCCACAATCATTTAATGGTGGTCCTATAACAGAAAAACACCACGAAGTAATGGATTTGATGAATAAAGATTACGGTGCGTTAATGAAAAAGATGGGAATCTAGTAAATGGATAGGGGATTTACATTACCACTTGAACGAGGAACAGGTGGGTATTTTCAAACATCTGAAACTCTACTAGAACAGGTAAAAAGTAATTTTATTAATTTAATTTTAACAATCCCCGGTGAAAGATTTAATAATCCAGAATTTGGTTGTAGTATTCATAAATTAGTTTTTGATAATAATGATGATTTTTCTACAAAAGCAAGACAATCTGTTGAAGATGCAGTTGAAAAGTGGATGCCGTATCTTGAATTAGAAGAATTTGTATTTCAACCAAATAATAATGATGAAAATAGACATAGAGCTAGTATGTATGTAAAATATAGGTTATCTGAAAATCCTAATTTCAATGATGAAGTATTGATACAATTTTGAGGATATTAAATGGCGATTAGTAGAACTTCCAATGTTAATATGTCTAATCCAATAGATAAAAAACAGGTAAAATATTTAAATAAGGATTATGCCGAGTTTAAGAAAAACTTGGTAGATTTCACTAAATTTTATTTTCCAGACACATATCAAGATTTTAGTGATAGTTCTCCCGGCTCTATCTTTATTGATATGGCAGCCTATATCGGAGATGTTCTTTCTTTTTATACAGATAATTCATTTAAAGAAAGTTTATTAGCATATGCGGAAGAAAGAGAAAATATTGTTGCGATAGCACAGGGATTGGGATTTAAACCAAGATTAACTGCACCTTCTCAATGTAGAGCTATTATGTCTGTTCTTGTTCCCGCAGATGTTAATGGTGATTTAGATGTTAGATTTTTACCAAGAATTGCCGCCGGTTCAAGTTTTAGAGCAACTACACAATTTGATGCTGGTACATTTTTGACACAAGATATTTGTGATTTTGGTAATTCTATTGACAGAACCTCAACAATTTATTCACTAGATGGTGGCACTGGATTGCCTAGTAGTTATTTAATTTCAAAAACTTGTAAACTTATAGCTGCCACAGAAAAAACATTAGAATATGTTGTAGGAAATCCTACTAAATTTCTAAAAATAGAAATCCCTAGCACTAATGCTGTAGAAATTGTATCAGTGGTTGATCAAGAAGGAAATACTTGGTATGAGGTAGATAATTTATCCCAAAATTACAGATTTGAAGACAAACTAACAGATCCGAATGGATCAACTACAGCACCACTTTATACTATAAAACCAGTTAAGGTCAATCGCAGATTTATTACTAGATTAAATAGAAATAATAAAATAGAATTAGTATTTGGGTCGGGAACGGGCGATTTAAATGATGTGTATGAAAATCCAGATTATAAATCTGTATATGATCAACAGTATCTACAAAATATGACCAATGTTTCACTTGATACACTAAATTTTACAAATAGTAATTCATTTGGATTAGCTCCGGCGAATACAACTTTAACAATAAAATATACAATATCAAATGGCCTTAGATCCAATGTTCCATCTAATACAATAACAGTGGTTAGTGGAATAAATACATTGAATGAAACTAGAACAATGAGTGGACCCGATTTATCTACATTCAATACTGTGATATCTACTTTAACGATTATTAATGAAGAACCTGCAAATGGTGGGTTAGATTCTATAAGCACTGAACAACTCAGACAAGCCGCAATCGGATTTGTTAATGCTCAGGGAAGAATTGTAACGACACAGGATTATGAAAAACGAGTATTATCAATGCCTTCCAAATATGGCGCTATTGCAAAAGCGTTTGCTATGAAAGATGCTCAGGTTAGTTCCATAGACCGATTTACAGAACTTGCAAATCAAACTGGGGGTACGCCAACAATTGACGATGATATTCGCTATGTAATAGACGACCCAGTTAATAACAATATCAATTTATATGTGTTAGCATATGATTCTAACAAAAAGTTAACTGCACTTAATAGTCAAGTTAAATATAATCTAAAAAAATTCCTAAAGGGTTATCGGATGATGACTGATAGAATTAATATTCTAGATGCATTTAGAGTTTCTATTGGAGTAAATTACACCATTGTTGTTTATAACGGGTATAATTCATATGAAGTTTTAGCAAGATGTTCTGATGCTATAGCTAGATATTTTAACATTGATAATTGGAATATTAACCAACCAATCATAATAGATGATTTATTGTCTATTTTAATTTGTGATGTCGAAGGGGTTCAGTCGGTAACTAATATTGATATTGTTAACAAATATCAACAACGGGACGGCGGAGATTATGCTCCATATCAATACGATATGTCAGTGAATGGTGGAAATAGAAGTAACAACATCATATACCCATCAGCAGATCCATGTATATTTGAGTTACGTTACCCACAAAACGATATCGTAGGGACGGCACTACAATGAGTAGAGTATATTTAACACCAAACAAGGACGCTAGTATCTATGAAGTATTCAATACCTTGAATACTGGCCACGATGAAATATTGGAAGTTGGTAAACTAAAAAATGACAGAGAATTTACCAATGGTGCTGTTCGTTCGTTAATACAATTTGATTTGACCGACTTACAAGGAGCGCCCACAACATCTGTGGTCTTCCTTAACTTGACCGTCGCACACGCAGAAAAACTCCGTCAAGGAGAATTAATGTATATCTGTCAAGTATCAAGTTCTTGGAATGAAGGTTCGGGATACTCAATGCAAACTCCATTCGTTTCTGATGATGGTGTGACTTGGAGAACAAACACAAGTGGGTCATATTGGAGCGTTAGTGGAAGTGACTACCTAACCGACATCGTGGTCACTCAATCAGTAAACGATTTAACCAACGATGAACTAAGAATAAATGTAACAGATTTGATTGCCCCAATGATTTCCGGGTCATCGTTGACCGATAATTATGGACTAATCATGTTCTTCACAGGCAGTTCAGAAGACGATAACGACAACGAAGGCAACATTAGATTCTTCTCACGACAAACACATACAATACACGAACCACGACTAGAACTTGCTTGGTTAAACCAAACATTTACAACTGGTTCTTTATCAACACTACCAAATTGTGACATTGAGTTAACACCAAAGAACTTAAGGTCAGAATACACAAAGGGTGATAAGTCAAAACTATATTTTACAGTAAGAGACAAGTATCCTGCTAAAACATACACAAACACTTCTAGATTCCGTAACAAATATTATCTACCCTCTGGTTCACAGTTTAGTATTGTTGACGCGGGGTCAGGAACAACGGTTGTTCCATTTGATCAATACTCACACGTTGATTGTGATACTGTTGCGTCATATGTCTTAATTGACACAACACCATTATACAAAAACAGACATTACGACTTAAAGTTAAAGGTTACTTTAGGTAGTGAAACAATGATAACAAAACCATTTAGGTTTAAAGTCGTATGAGTGATGCAACAATTGTAAGTTCTATAGCACTTCAGACTAATCTTCCAGAGCGAACAAGAAGTAATGTTCCAGAAAGAAAATTAGAAAATGGTGAACCTTTGATGGGAACATTGTTGGTCTATCCTACTAATTTAAAAAGAGTAGTGGTAAAATACACGAGCCACAGAAGATTAGAAGCCCAATCTTTTCACATACAAACAAATACATTCACGGTAATTAAAACAAAGTACAACGAATTATTTCCAGATACAGAATTTACGGAACTATAAAATGCCTAATGCCAAAAATTATAAACAAAATATATCAACTTTAACGCCTGGTCAAAAAATTCAAAGACTCATTGTTGATGAAGAATATGTAATTAAACAAAATGAATCTGGTGAAGATGAATTTTACTATGGGTTAGATCTTGCTAGAGAATTTGTAGAATTACATTTTTATGTTCCTAATACTGATACTTTGGTGTATAGTGCAATTGTTCCATTAAATTCTGCACTTTTATTTGTAACGGAACAAAATAACACTGATAATATTGTTAATCTTGAGTTGGATTTTTGGACGGAAGGCCCACTTGAGGGAGAAATAGAAAATGAATTTGGGAGAAAAATAAGATATTCAAACGCCGACAGTCTACAGGATACTTACTTGTCTGGTCTTCCTTCTGGTGATTATGATGTTATTGTAAACTTTTTTGCAGATGAAGTTGGAACATATAATGATATTAATTGGAGAATTAAAACTATATCTCCATCAAAAACAGAGATTGTATTACACGCAAACCCCGGCCAAAATGGTTCGGAAACCGTTAATTTTGATGCAAGAGTTTCTAGAGATTATGAACAGTTTTTACGTCTATCTTTATTTTTACCTTTATTTAACACCGCGTTAGACGAGATAGTTGGTGTGGGTGATAATGAAGACAGACTAGATACTATAGAAGATATAGAAAACTTTCTAGATATGAGTCAGGTAAATAAAATAACAAATAATTCAATACAATTTTCTGATTACTTACAAAATATTTTGGACCATATTTTATATCAAACCAGAACTTTTGCTAATAACGAAATAAGTGGTGAATTATCTGGTGGTGCTAGATATAGAATTCAAAGAAATAGATTATATACACATCTTACAGAAATACTTACACAAATAATTGGTGATCACGAAATATCATTAAACACCAATGATTCCGGCCCTGTTCCATTTATAGTTAACCAATGAGTATACAAATTTTAAAAAATGGTGATGATGTCACCAATGACATATATAAATTAAGCAGAGTATATACTAATGGATTTATTGCACAATCGGGTGATGACATTGTAGAAAATTATTCAATTGTATATACACCAGAAAGTGAGACTAATATTACTGTAACATTCCCTCCAAAACAAGGAACAAACGATACATTTGAAATACTATTTGAAACCCCCACCGGGGATTCATTGAACAATCAAACAATACAACTAACAGATTTTACTAACAATTCTTTTGATTTTAAAGTTCGTATTGCGAAATCTGTTGCTGATACATTGAATGGAACGGTAAAAGAAAATATCTTTAATAGATCAATTATAGTTACTGGAGAATTTGCATCATACATAGTTGGACTTAGATTTGCGTTAGATAAAACTAAATTATCTTTTGAGACATTAGATGTTTCTAAAGTTGAAGTTGCTGTTAAAATGTTTCTAGATGATACAGATGGAAATTCACAATTAGTTCCAGTTTCTTCTATACTTGAAGCCGATAGAGCACAACTATATAGAGTAGAATACAAACCAAGTTATGCTAATCAAGTTCAAAGAACTTCTCCGCTACTAAAAGGATTTTCAGACACCAATAGGCCAAATTCATTTACAATAGAATTTACAAGAACTAGCACCACGGGGGATGTTGATGATAATTACGATATTATTTTTAATAAATCGGGATATCTTGATGGACTTGGAAATGAATTATTAGAAACTAAACAATTGTTAAATATTGTCAGTGCACAAATCGTAGTTCAAGCGCTAGAATATATAACCAGAATGACTCAATATGGTCGTGAAATTTTAAATGTGTCTTGGGATGCACCAGATGGTCTAATAGATATTTCAGATATTTCTGTGTTGTTATATGAATTCAATTCAGACACAATGACCCAAGGTGCACAGATAAGACCAGAAGATATTAAAGAATATTATATCACAATAGGTGGTTCTGGTGTAGATTTAAATGGAATAACAATGAATGGTAAAACTCCATTACCTCAGTCGTTAACCGGAACAAAAAGATTTGGTCCATTCTTACCACAAGAAACTGTTCAAATATTTGGAACAATGCAAGATAGTTCTAATACAGGAGCTCTAAGATTAACACATTATGCATACTTGAATGATACTGCAGAGGATGGAACTCCAATTGCATCACAGATGGATACACAAGAAACTGTGTTTAATATAACTAGACGAAGTAGTAATGCGGATAGTTATGTAATGGTGATACCAACTACAACCACTACAACAACTGAGGGTCCAATATAATGAGTGGTCACGATGAAACCTTGAAAGGTGCAGATCCAGATAAGGAAAATGATAATTCCTCCCAGACACTTACATCAACTGGTGGTGGTAGCACCCCAACCACAAGACCTCTCAATGTATTTGCAATATTCGCAAATAAACAATATCCTCAAGTCAATAATGAAACAGCCTGTGCACTGGGTAATCAAGAACTTGAAGATGTTAAAACAAACCCAGATTGGTATTATGTTTATTCTAGAGAAAACGTTCTTTATCGCGATTCCACTGGAACATATAAACTTCCTAACGGATATTATTATGGTTTTGAAGTAACTTCTACCAGTGTAAATTCTGTTATTCCAAAGTGGGACCGTTATGGATATTTCTATTATAATGGTCAAGATCTACCACTAAGTAGTCCAACACCCTGTGTGGTGGTGGAAGAGGAAGAAGAACAAAATATAACCACACAAACCTCAGATCCAACACAAACTACAATTCCGTTTGGTGTTAATATAACAGTAGAAAGACACGTAACTATTCCATTACGTACCATTATTTCTGAAATATTGGAAACGAAGTTTAATGAAAAATTTGAAGAAACCTATGACGATAATAGAGTTGGAAAAACATTACTCAATCTTCGTAACGATAGGCAAATTCCTGTATTAAATTGGAAATCTGTGGGTGAGTTTGAATATGATGAAGATGGAACAATTACAGGATACCCAGAAATTGCATTAAAATTATCAGAACCATTAGATACAACACAATATCCACTTAATACCAGTGCGTTTGTTTCTAGAGAAATGTTAAGTAGTGTCTTTGATAGGTTGAGATTTATAACAATTGATGATTTGTTAATTCCACAACTTCGTCCTGCTATAAATGTTGCCGTTGGTAAGTCGTCTAGGGTAACCGCCACTTTAGAAGAACTTATTCCAAATATTGCGGGTGGAACTGGAGCCGCGAATAATATTGATAGTGAATATAGAAATTTTGTTACAAACGGAATTTTAGAAAATTTATACAACGAAAATTCTGGAATGGATGTCAACATAAATTATTCTAGTTTTGATAAGTTTGTTACCTTTGGTTCTGCACAAAAACGACTTGATGTATTTAAAGCAAAACTACAACAGATAGAACAATATATTGTTGATGCTCCTGTTTTTATTGAGAACTTAAATATTTCCGCTTCTTCTGCCGACGAAGGAACATATGAAACTGTATTTGGAACCTTGGTAGTTGATAGTAGTGGTAATTCTAGTTTAACTGGTTCGTCAAATGTATATAATATGTTGACCAGTTCTGCAACACCACCAACCGATTTCGTCAATAGTTCAATTAACACATCAATTAAGGTTCAG